CACTCGGTACCCATGGTTCTTCCAATGCACAGTCTTGCCATCTCTCACAGCAGACTTGATCTCGCTTAGTGTCATATCGCTAGACAGTTTATCGTTGGATCACAGCGGGCCAACACCGCCACGGTTGAACTCCGTTCCGTCGGCGCGGAACCCTTCCACGTACCCAGCATGGCCAGTGCGGGTCACAATTTCCCGGCCCTCAACCATCGCAGTAGCCTTCGCCACAGCCTCGTTCCAAACACTGCCACCGCGGTGGTAGCTGCGGCAGTAACCGCCCGAACGGACGGCGAAGATGCGGGAGGCCTTGGTTGCGCGGGCGGCGATACGGATGATTTCGTTGCTCATTGTTGTTCGTTGGTAACTCACCGCACCATGCGGTGATGCACCCACCATACCGCTCCATGCCGAGTCGTCAACAGAAAAAGTGCGGGAGATGGAAAGAATATTATGGACCGCTCCATGCTCGGGGCTCGGGGGTTCCGGGTTCTAGGTTTCCGAATTCCGAATTCCGTATGGGGTATGGACCGGCGCATAACTTATGGGCGCGGTTCATAAGGGTCGGACACGGCGTGTCTCACCTGGTTGGACATTGGGTGTCCTAGGGGGGCGGGCGACGGGCAAGGAAGGAAGGAAGGGGACCGAGTGGACACCGGATCCGGGCAAAGAAAAGCCCCGCAGGGCGAACCATACGGGGGCGAGCGTGAATGAGTGGCCAACTTCTCAGCCGTTCCCGGCGAGGGCGCTTAGAGCCATCAGGACGACGAAGAGGGCAGCAAGGAGGAGGTATCCCAAGGCGCGAAAGAGGTCGGTCATTCCAAAGCCTCGATTAAAAGCGAAAACTCCCGGAGGGTGTCGCGTGACGTATACTCCGGGCGAAGGGTGACAACCCTTCCTTCCCGGAAAGATATCGTCGCCCCGTTGTTTCGCTTCGCACCCCATGCATTGAACATACGGGAAAACTCCCGGGCGTGCTCTTCGAGTAGGAAAGTGTGGGTTGTTTTCATGATCAGATCATGCCCAAAGCGATCAGAAGTGAAGGGCACCCATGGGAGCAGCGCCCGTCGGGTTCGACAATGCAACCCTCAGTGCAACAAGCGGGCGAGGTGCCATCGAACATTGCATGGCGGGCGTACGCCAAAGCGCCGTCTTCGGAGGGTTCCCAACCCTCGTTTTCCAGCGCTTCCATGGCGCTGATTCGGTACGGGTTGCGGGTTGCGGTAGGGACTTGTGTGGTTTTCATGTTTTCTTGTAAGGGCGTCAATTGCCCGTGGAACCCACGCTTGCGCATGGGCTCACCGGGAAATTCACGCTTGGGCTTCGATGAAATACCGGGCTCCGGTCCCGTGCACGGGGATGTGGATTGAGCGCTGGCCAGTCCTAGCGCCCGCGCAGGCGAGACAATCGGCGCAGGGGGTACCGACTCGGTCACTGGCGCAAAGGGTCTCGATCGTGTGGTGATCGAGGTCGGGCGTCACCCGGAAGGTTGACCAACCCATGGAACGGGCAATGAGGAGCTCCGCGGCGGTGTCCACACTGGCCATTAGCAATTGACGCCAACCTTGGAGGCTAGGCTTGCGCCATTGGTGCGTGTAGCCTGTCCACCCGGAGGAAGCGCCAGCAATGGCCAAGGCGAGGCTCAAAGGGAGATGAGTCGGATCACCGTAGGCGCCGAAACGGACCCGCCGACCGGAGAATACGGAAATCGAAGGAAGGGGAAGGTACGCTCCCGCTTTCCATGCGCGGTAAATCCCCAACGGGGCTTGGCCAGCGTTGACGTAGCATGAACGCCCGGATCCGTCGCCGTTGCCTCGATGGACGCATGATCCGCAAATCAATCGATCGAGGCCTTCCTTGATTGCGCGGACGGGATCGCAGGCTTTGACCAAAATCCACACTTGGATCATGTCGCCGGTTTTACGGTTGTCCGAAGGAGAAGAGAAGCCGGTCGCGATGATCACGCGCAAGGCATCCTCGTGGAGAATGAAGCCGTTCACGCGACACCCCCTTCGGAAATGGGGGCGATCGATCGAAGCAATGCGCTAGGAACGGGCCGATCGGTATCTTGAAAGCGGGCATGGGCTTTGTACTTGTGACCTCCGGACTGCAATGAGCGCCCGTAGCCTGTCCAAGTCAGGCGGACCCGTCGCCCGTTGACCTCTGCAATGACACCCTCAAAGGAGAACATCGATTGGCGGACGCAAGCGTGAACGTAACAGTGCCCGTATCGGCGCGTACACTGCACGTAGGCGATGAGGTTCGGGATGTAGTGCTCCGGAGGGTTCAAAGGGAACCTCCAATCCACAAGGCCTGCTCCCGGAGCCCGTTGGCGATGACGATTGAGATGATCGCGAGCCAGAAGAGGGCCGCGAGAATGCGTTTTACGCGTGGTTTCATGGTGTTTGAAATGCTCCCGTGATGGAGAGCGTGAATGGATTAAGCCAAAGGAAGCGCACCTTGTCAACACCGGGCAACAAAAAGATTGCGGGCTCTCAGGTTGGCATTCAAAGCGGTGGCATGGCCAGGAAGGGGAACAAGGAAGAGAACCAGGTGGAAAGGGTGGAAGTCGAAAAGCCGAAGGCAAAGATTGGGAGACCCCGTAAAGTTGTTCCGATAGAAGATAGAAAAAAAGCCCTTCGTGCCGCTGAGATTGGGATCCCATTGGAGCGAGTGGCGATTCTCTGCGGGTTTCCGTCGGGCAATGCGGGCCCTTGGCATGCGTACCTGAAAGCTAATCCCGACTTCGCCCAGGAACTCGAGCGTGCCCGCTTGGAAGGAGAACTCGACATGTCGTGTGTCGTGAGAACCGCTGGTCCCGGATGGCAGGGTTCCGCTTGGCTCCTCGAGAGAACCCGCGGTTACGTAGCAAGAGCCCAATTGGAACACACGGGCAAGGGAGGCAAAGAGTTATCGGTATCCGGTGCCCTACTCGGAGCATTCGGAGGGAGCAAATAACACCACGGGGGGAGGACCACCCCCAAGAGGGGGGTGGGTGTTACCTGTATACCCCCTCCCCCTACCGCACTCAATTTTATGCCCGTCAAGCAAATTAAGCGCAAGAAATCCCCTTCACTCGGAATGGGTTCTCACATCCCTGCGTGGAAGCAGCGCAAGCTCCTGGAGGAGGCTCAGCAGCTGAAGAACTTCCCGAAGATGATGCTTGGCCTACGCGATACGTATCCCTGGCAGGAGGCGGTGCTCGGGGCGTTGAATGAGAAGCACTCGAAGGTAGCGCTCAAAGCGGCTAACGGCTCTGGCAAGACGAGCATGGTGGCGGCGTCAGCTGTCATCTGGCACATGCTCCGCTGGCCGGGGAGCTTGGTCGTCTGCACCGCTGGCGTGTACCGACAGGTGGCCGACGCTCTGTGGCCTCATCTGAGGAAGATGATCAATGGCTTGGGTGGAGAGGAGAACGGATTCTCGATCAAGGATGGCGAGATTCGCTACGTGTACCCGAAGAAAGTGGATGGCCAGGAGCTGATCAGCCGGTGCATCGGGTTCAGCGCGAGCAACCCGGAGAAGGCGGAGGGCTGGCACGTGCAGGGTCCGAGTAACGACCTGATGTATATCGTCGATGAGGCGAAGGCGGTACCGGACGGGATCTTTCAGTCGATGGAGCGGTGCCAGCCGACGCGGACCCTGCTGATGAGCAGCCCGGGGGGCTCATCCGGGTACTTCTACGATGTATTCCGTAGGAATGACGGCAAGTGGCAGACCTTCACGGTGACCGCTTACGACTGTCCGCATATCCGGAAGGAGTGGATTGATGAGCAGATAGCCCGCTGGGGCGAGGGTCACCCGCTGGTGCGCTCGATGATCTACGCGGAGTTCATGGAGGATGACGGGAGCCTCACGGCCGTCAGGACGGCCGACTGGCAGAAGGTTGTCAGTGGCCCACCCAAGGAGGAGACGGACGGCCACCGCCTGACCGCGGGGTGCGACTTCTCAGCCGGCGGCGACGAGAGCGTGATGGTCGTGCGGCAGGGGAACACGGTGAAGGCCCTGATCCGCTGGCGGGACAAGGACACGATGGCCAGCGTGGGCCGGTTCATAGCGGAGTTCAGGAAGTGGAAGCTGAAGGCTGAGGATATCTACGCCGACGTAGGAGGCATGGGAGTTGTCATGTGCGACGCCCTGAGAGCCGAAGGCTGGGATGTGCGCCGGGTGAACTTCGGGGAGCGGGCCATTCGGGATGATCAGTTCGTGAACCGGGCGGCTGAGATGTGGATCGAGTTCGGGCGAATGGTGGAGGAGGGGAAGGTGAATCTGGGACCGGTTGGGACGGACGAGGTGCTGCTCCAACAGTTTGTGAGCAGGAAGGTGCGGACGAACGGGAAGGGCAAGCTCACGCTGGAGGGTAAGGATGAGCTACGCGCCAGAGGGGTAAACAGCCCGGACCGAGCGGATGCGATGGTGTTGGCCTTCTGCGGTGGTGGCGGGAAGCGGATGGATGAGTACATGAAGGCATTGGGCGAGGACGGGCGGAGCCTACTGGAACGCATGGAGGATGAGCTAGGCCCGCTTGAACCCGAGGGGGTTGCGCTTGCTGGTTGCGAGGTGGGGGGATAAGAGGAGGGGAGGACATTTATGATGACCGATAAACAGCGGAGTGCGTTGCAGGGGCAGATTGTCGAGGCTGTGGGCCAGCGCAGCCCGTGGGAGCTGCGGCAGACGAGGTGGTACGAGCTGCGGCACCATGGATTGCGCCGTACGAACAAGCCCTGGCCGAAGGCCGCGGACCTGCACTGGCCGCTGATCGATACGGCGATCGAGAAGCTGAAGCCGTTATTCCTCCAGCAGGCGCTGGGCATGGATGTGGTGGCCAGCTTCGTGCCGATGCGCCAGCAGTTGAACGCGTACACGAAGGTCGCGGAGGACTGGTTCAATTATAAGATCCGGGAGAAGACCAATTTCGTGGATGAGGTCCTGAGCTGGGTGGACTACACGCTGATGAGCGGGCGCGGGGTGATGAAGTGCTTCTGGAATCCGGGGGATAAGCGGGTGGGATTCGAGGCTGTGGACCCGATGTATTTCGTGGTGCCGGCGTACACGGTGGATCTTCAGGATGCGGACTGGGCGGTGCATGTGATGCCGATGAGTGTCCCGGCGTACAAGCGGATGGCTGGCCAGTTCGGGTGGAAGGCGGACTCGAAAACGATCGAGAAGATCCGGGGGAACCCGCAGGAGGACGACAACATCCCGGGAGCGGCGACCGAGGACGACGCGAAGCAGTTGCGCGAGGGCATCACGTACACCAACAACACCGACGGTGTTATAGTCTGGGAGGTGTACCGGAAGCGGGATGACGGGGTGTGGGAGGTGTATCTGTACAGCCCCGCGGCGGTGGATCTCGACCTGCGCGACCCCATGGAGCTGCCCTATGACCATGGCCAACTTCCGTTCGTTGATTTCCCCTACGAGATCAAGGACAAGGGCTGGTTCAGCCCGCGGGGCGTGTGCGAGATCCTGGCTCCGTTCGAGCTGAGCATGACCTCGATGTGGAACCACAAGCATGACGCGATGACGCTGTACAACCGGCCCCTGTTCCGGGCGGAGCGGGAGCTGCCGAACAGCATCAATTTGCGGTTCCAGCCGGGGCAGATTCTGCCCTACGGGGTAGCCCCGGTGCAGATGCCGCAGCCTCCGGTGAGCTTCGATCAGGAGCTGAACCAGACCCGTGCGGTGGCTGAGAACCGGATCGGGAGCCCCGATTACGGCATGTCCACGGTGATGAGCGGTGGCAGCGATCGGAGGACCGCGACCGAGATCCAGAGCATCAACGCTCAGGCGATGCAGAGCGGCGATCTCCGGGCGCGGCTGTTCCGTATGGCGCTGGGCAAGCTCTATCGTCAGGCGTGGGGCTTGTACATCCAGTACGATGCCAAGAGCTTGCGGTATCGGTTCGCGGAGGACTCGCTGGAGGCGGACCCGATCGCGTTGCACGATCAGTACGAGCTGGAGCCGAAGGGCGGCATGGACATGGTGAGCCGGCAGATGATGATCCAGCAGGCCATCAACCGGAAGCAGTTGTTCATGAACTCGCCTTGGGTGGATCAGGTGGAGCTGGACAAGAGCATCATGGAGCTGGACGACCCGAGCCTTGTGAAGCGGCTGCTCCGGGATCCGGGCCAGAAGGCGGCGGACGAGCTGGAGGACGAGACCAAGACAATCCCGACGCTCTTGGTGGGTATCCCGGTCCCAGCGAAAGCTGGGCAGAACTACGCTGGTCGGATCGGGGTGCTGATGCAGTACCTGAATGGGGCGATGCAGCAGGGCCAGCAGTTGAGCCCGATGAGCAAGAACGCGTTCATGATGCGGATCGATAGCCTGCTCCAGGGCTACGAGCAGGTGGCGACGAACGAGGCGCGGAAGCTGCGGAAGGAGATCCAGAAGTTCTTCGAGAGCACGGGCATGCTAGCCGCCCCAGAGGCTCAGCCCCCCGCTCCGGTTCCCGCTGAGGTAGCGGCTCCCGTGATGTAACAAGGATGATCACCGTGACATGTAAGGATTGCCGGTTCTATTGTGTGGACGGGACTTGCCGCAGGTTCCCGCCCGCTGGGAGGCCTAGTTGTTGGCCTACTCTCAATGCCAACGACTGGTGCGGCGAGTTCGAGGCCAAGAAGATCATGATACCACTCACCGAGGGAACTGTCGTCCAATGCAACGTGGCACCAGCCACCCCCCGGGAGATCGAGCCGGGAGGCTTGCAGGCGCTTGAGGAGGGAGTTCCTCCGAAGGTCCGGTTCCAGCGGAAGAAGCCGGTGTCCGACCTCAAGGAGATTCAGGAATCACCAATCTTTGGAGGGGGCTAATATGGCTGAATACCAAGGCAAGAAGGTTACACTCAACAAGCCATTCTACACTCCGGGCGAGAAGAAGAAGAAGGCGGTGTATGTTCGCAATCCCAAGGGTACTGTGATCAAGGTGCGCTTTGGTGATCCGAATATGGAGATCAAGCGGGACGATCCGGAGCGTCGAAAGAACTTCCGTGCGCGGCATAACTGCGATACGGCTACGGACAAGACCACGCCTAGGCATTGGTCGTGCAAAGCCTGGTGACCCATTTCCAACATGAAGAAGAAATCCAAGTTCAGTAAGCTCGCCACCCAGCTCAAGAAAGAGGGGGCCGATGATCCCAAGGCTCTCGCCGCGTGGATCGGTCGCAAGAAGCTCGGTGCCGCTGAGTTCATGCGCCGCGCCGCCGCGGGTCGGAAGAAGGCCGCAAAGTAACCATGATCTCCATCATCGCACGAGTCCGCGCTGCTTGGACCTTTGGCCGACATCAGTGCTGGGTGAATCCGCTTCCTTGGCGCAAGGAGGATGCCAACGCACTGAGCAACTTC